CTTGCAACCCATCGTCGATTTCCAAGCCGGGGGCGGGTATGCACACGATGCCCTCGTCGTTCAAATCCTCGATAATGGATGATGCCCCGTCCGCAGACTGGTACTTGGCAGCACCAAGTCGGGGGTCAATGAGACGCTCTAGAATCTCCTCGTCACCCTCTAGGTCTTTTATCAGTTCCACATAGTCGCGGATGCCGTATCCCTGCCCCTTTGCCCCATCCCCAGCAACCCACTTGCCCCCTCGCCACTCCGCCCAGTCACCGACATCCACGCCCGGCCATTCCCTGTAGACCCAGAATGTTCCAGTCGCGTCCACGGCAATCCATGCCATGAACCAGTTCTTCGCTCCCGCAGGATCGACAATATGGTAGCGCGTCACATTTTTCGTTGGAATAGTGTCGGGAGATACCACATTTACCTCCTTGTTGAACTTGGGAAACTTGGTGGCGTGGGACTTGACTGGAACCCCGTACGCACGAATTAGGATCTCCTCCCTAGGCCTCCCAACCAAAGTCTCCTTAATCCGCTCGTAGCCACCGAAAGGGTTGTCTTGGGAGTGGAAGTAATGCACGGATGCATTGCGCTTCTTGCTCCGCTGGACATAGGGGACAAGCTCGCCATTTAGCAGTTCAGCCTCGCGGCTCTCTATGCTGGTGGCTCCATCCAAATACTCCTTGATCACCTCCGTGTATCCGTCAATCGGGGTGAAGGTCAGCAACAGTTTTGCGTTGCGGGTTGCCAGTCGGAACCGCAGGGTGTTTATAAGCTCAGGGCCAAGCAAATACTCATCCAACCAAACGCCCACATTATGCCAATTAGGAGAGCGAGAACCCAACTCCGCTCCCTCCAAGATGGTCGGGTTGTTCTGGTACTGGGAGTAGGTCTTAAATATGATCTGAGAGCCGTTGGGTAAAATGAGCGATGAGTCAGTAAAGCCATTCTTCTTTGTGTAGGAAATGTATGTCCCGGAGGATGTCTGCTTCGTGCGTAGCTCCGCTGGAAGCCAATCCCACACGGCGCTCTGCTGCTGGCGAATGCTGACCTCGGAAGTCTGTGCAAAACACATGATCTCGGCATTAGGATTCTCGATAGCAGCACGCACCACCGAAAACGCGCCCCACTGCGTCTTGCCGCTGCGGTTGCCTCCTAGTGCCACAATCTCGTTTACCTCCTGTAACTGATCCTCTGCCTTCGCCCAGTGGGGGAGTCGGAAGCCAAAGCGGTACGGGTCTCGTTCTGCGTTGTCTACGGCTTCGTGATAGACCCTGTGAAGCTCCACAAGGTCAGCAGGCTCCATGAGGGCAATTTCCTCATCGGTAGGCGGGGAAAGGATCTGGTGGGTGCGCCACTTCATGTTGTCTTGTATGCCCCGGTCTCCATCAGGATGTCCTTTATGTGGTAGACGCTATCACAATCATCACACCCAAGGGTGTCGTCCTCTGGTGGGAATGACCCACGGTTGCCGCCCACAAGGTGAAGCTCGCGGTGTTTCTTGCGGTTCTGGCAGTGCTGACAGACTCCTATAAATGGCTTTATGTGCTTCTCCAGCACCACATTCCAAACCTTAGTGTTGAACTTCTCGGCCAAGTACGAGGCGTAGGCTAGGGTGTGGCACTTGTGCTGCGTGCCGTCCTGCTCCACCACATAGTGGTGAAATATCGGCCCATCAAATCTCGACTCTGGTTCTGGGATCATGCGACAATTTCAGCCTCAACTGCCTTCGCCTTCACCTTGCTGGCAATGCGAGATTTAGCCTCTGCAATCATCTTGGCGGCATCGTCGATACTCGCCCCCTGCCTGTGTTCCACGACCGCAGTAGCCATACCAGAGAGTTGCATGGACTTGTCCGTTAAGACCCCCACTGTGATCGCCAGTCGGTCTGGGGAGATGTTCTTGAGTTGTTCGGGATCGTCGAACAACTGGTCTGCCTTCGCGAACAACAGGTCGGTGTAGGTCTCCGCCGCCATCGCATATTTCTGCGAGAACTCCTTACGCTTCGTCTCCAGAGTGTCGCTGTGCCTCCACATGAGCGACCGCACGGTGTCACGGGCAAGCCCGGTGATCTCGGAGGTGCTTTTGATGCTCTTCCCCTGTGCGAGCAGCCAGAGGCACTTTGCCGCCGCCTGCGGGTTCCAGAACTCCACACGCTGCCTGTTGCCGTGTTCCTCGGCTCGGCGCATGACCTCTGCGAACCATTCTTGATCTGGTTCTGCGGTTAGTTTCTCGCTCATGGTGGTTAGTTTTACTTCAGCTTTGCGGCACTAGAAATGGCATCTGCATTTCCAGACGCTTTCTTTCCGTATTTCATCCTGTATTCGGACTCAACCTCCGCATCGGTATCGGCGTAAATGGTGTCAATCGCGTCAGAATCCCCTTGGGCTGCGGATGATGCAAGTGCGTGAGCAAGGTCTGGAGCGTCTTTTTTAACGGCAAAGAACGCGCCGCCATCGCTCTCGTAGATTTCATATCCAACTCGTTTTAATCCATCGAAACCCCTCGGCATTGGTTTGCTGAATGCCCGAATATATTCTTGGGCAATTTGCTTGTCGCTATTGTCTTCCATTTCTTTGTGATTTGGTTTCTTTGTTTTTACCCTTTTCCGCGCGGAAGACAATGCCAATTTTGGACTGATCTCGGATTGTATTTACGATGTTGAATTCGGATGCCTTGCTGTTTGGGTCGTTCAGCTTCAGCTTGCCCGGCTTGACTGGCAACTTTGAGTATTCGTTTAAGAAATTAGGGAATGATTCCAGAACCGATCTTTGGTTGGTGTTGTAGATGTGCTTGGACTCTGCCGGGCCAAGCATAGACCAAAGATATGCCTCATGAGCGACAAAGTTTGGATTGGCTTTGAGTTGCAATGCCGCCTTTTGCTCAGATGGTGACATCCTAGCAATTTCCCGTGGATCATCTCCAAGGTAGACTGCCTTGAAGTTAGGATCACTTGAAAGCTCGACTGAGCTAACGATGTGTAGACTGTCACCAGTCAACTGATCTCCAATTGCCTGTGAGATTTTCTGCGAATCAAACCCGTGCCATTTTACGGATGCTTCCTTGTTCTTTACAGCAAGGATGAGAGACTTCCTGCCCTTGAATGTATTTGAAAACTTGTCCAGTTCGCGTGATGGCAATAGACCTTCTGCCTTCTTAAACTCCTTGGTCTTTTGATATGCCTTGAGTTCTTTTTCGGCCTCGACCATTGCCTTCTTTTTGGTTTCTGAAGTAGGCGTTTTTTCGTAAGCCCTGCGTTTATTTTGGTAATTCCTAAACAAAGCATCTACTTTAACCTCTTCATTGCCTGCTAATTTAGTACCAAGTGCCTCCTCAAGAAACTTATTTTCATCATCAATGTCTTTTTGGTTTCCTTCAATTTCATTTTCTAACGCTAGTCTTTCTTCGGGACTCAATGGTTTTTTCCCAACATATCCTTTTGCTTGAGATATTGCCTTGTCGTCTTTCTTCAATAAATCAATAAGATCCTTTTTGGTTTTTAGCAATGCTCTCAAGTCCTGCTTATTTGCTGATGATTGCGCCTTTTTGAGTGCAACATTCATCACAATAAGCAATGTGCTTTGGTCTTTTGCAGAAAGGTTGGAGTTGGCAATCTCGTTTGAGAAGATACGCACAGTTCTCGTATTTGAATCGTGAGCGTGCTGATCCATGTTATAGGTAAGAAGTGTGGTAGCACCATACTTCTGTGCCTTGGTGGACATGTTCTTTACCGGCCCCCATGCATTGTTAGACCAAACAAGCTTGTACTCATTTCCATTACCATCATCAACAATGATGTCTTGGTTAACTTTCAGGTCTGGAAATGAATGACCACCCATGTCACCGTCAGTAGCACCATGCCTGTCTGCCATCGCTAGCTGTACAACCGCGCCATCGTACAAATCGTCGAAGTCTGCGAATTCAGGCTGCTTCATTAGTTGTGGATCAAACTTAAATGACACATCTTCTCCATTCTTGTTCTTCGCATATAGGATGGATGCTCGCTTATCGAACTTTGACACCGTGAAATCCTCTACTGGGTATTCATGTCTAGTTGAGATTGTTGGGAGTGCTTCTGTGCTTTTGATTGGCCTATTAAGATTTACGATTCCATCAGGCCCAATAGACTGATAAAGGAATGTAGTGTCCCGGCTAGACTGGTAATTTGCAGGAAGTGGTTCTGGCATGAACCGCATATCCCTACTCCCCACATCAAACCGCTTGCTCAACGGGATTACATTGCCAGAATCGTCGCGGGTGATGGGGTCGGCGGATTTGATTCTTGTTGCATTTGTGATTGCTACTTCTGTTCCGTCTTCTGCATTATTTGGAATATAATCTACTTCTGGATCAATCGCCAAATATGCGTTAATTTCACGAGATCCATATCCTTGTTTGAATCCCTTGTCTTCAAGCATTTTAGTTAGTTTCCTAATTTTAGGCCCATCAACAGTAAAGAAAACTGCTGGTTTTCTAAATTTAATGTTTCCACCAGACGCTGAACCAGTTTTAGATAAATCAAAAACACTAAATTTATCACTATTAGTGCGATGAAAAGCACGAACACTATAGCCTGCCTGCTTCGCAGCCTCATCCACCATCCTCTGCTGTGCCTCCACATCACCAGACTCCACAGCTTTCATGTAGTCGGAGTCTAGTTTCTCTGGCATGAAGCGGGTGGGAGCAGCTTCCCCTCTAGACTCCTTGCTGTCCAAGAAGCTCATAACGGATGAAATTGCAGACTCGGTGCTTGCTCCAGAGTCTCCCCTGCCGGCCCATGTGGTGAATTCTTCCTCAATGTCTCTCTTCGCTTGATCAACCTTGTCTAGAATGTCTTGAGGGAAGTATCCAGATGGAGCGTCATTGATGATGAAGTCAAGCTCGTCAATCGCCTCGCGTTCTGTGAGGTTTTCGTCCAACCCATCGCGGATTTCGCGGAGTCTAGTGAGCGTGACATCACTACCCTGCTCGCCATCTGGCATAGCTCGCTGGGCTTCTGGCATGCGGACTTGGCTTTCCTCGTAGCTTGGAGTGTAGCGTAGATCCTTTGGCTCGCCATTCTCGTCTAGGATTGGCTCACCTTCTGGGAGGTAGTTCACCTTCACTAGGTGATTCTGGTAAGGCAAGTTAGTGCGTCCTTCCAATTCCGTTGCCTTGTTGATGCGGTCAATTCGGTAGGTCTTAACCACGGCATTCTTTGCCTTTTCTGCGGCTAGTAGCGGGTTTATGTCCTTCTGACCCTTGCCGACATTTCCGAACACGGTGTTGATGAAGTTTTTGCGGACTTCCCACTCATTTCCGTATTCTTTCTTGAAGTAGGCATCGGTTGGCTCGTTGCGACCATGATTCTCAATCACTTGGTTTACATCGTTCAGAATCTGCTCTGCGTTTCCTTTGTAAAGTGTTTGCCCTCGCTTGCTCGCTGCCTTCTCAAAAGCGTTAGCATGCAACTGCTGGACGCTCATGAGACGAACTAGTAGGTTGCCGTCCTTGGTGATCTTAATGCCGTACGGGACAATCTCACGCATGGAAACTCCCAGTGTGTCGTAAGCCACACGCTTGCCCTTGCGTTTCTTAGTAGCAGGTTGGTTAAACACTAGGAATCTGCGCCCCGTGTTCTCTTTAGCTGCACCATTAAGAAGATCTAGCTGTCGAAGTTGCGCGTTATTAAACCTCCCGGATGCACGAAGTATTTGAATCTGACGATCCGTAAGATATTCACCAGTCCATGAATCCTCTTCTGGGTTGAATCTCAACTCACCAGGCTCAAGTGTCTCTCCACGATTAAGTCTGTTTTGTTGGTCTTCAACTAGCAACAATCCAGAGGTTGCCCTGAGTTTTTCCGTTTCATCCGAAAGCGGAATTAACTCGCCATTTCTATCACGCAAAGGAACGCCATTCTCATCACTTTCAAACATGGATGGCATTTCATTCAAAATAGGGTCATCTTTCCCGCTAATAGGAATCATATGCCCTTCAGACTCACCCTTAGTGACTTTTGCGACATGCATGGGGCGACCAGCAGACTCGGAGATCATCTTGCGGAATAGCTTCTTCATCTCTGGAATCTCTCGGATTCCTTCAGCTAGCAAACCATTTCCGTAGACTGCCCGTCCGTTCTTGTCGGTAGCCCCACCAAGCTTGTAAAAGAAGTCCTTGATGATGGGTGCTTGTTGCAGGATAGCATTTCCAAACGCCTGCATCTTGCGAGTTACCAGCATGCGTCCAGCTTGCTTTCCAAGTTCACCAGTTTCGGCCATGCCCATCATGTCATCTGCCATCGAGTCAACGAAGTACTCAATTGCAATGTCATTGTCGGTAGGTGCAGCAAATGCTCGCTCTCTGGCTGGAACCTTTTCACCTGCGGCAATCCTTGTGTTGATCTGCCTGTTGTGTTGGGCCTCCAGCCTGCGTGTGTACTCGTCCTTGAACGCTTGGAAGTTTTCGTCAAGCTTACCGTCTTTCCCACGCAGGAGACCACCAGTCTGAACCCCGTCTCCAACTAGGGCTGCGGCAATTCCACCTTCCATCTGGTTACGAACCAAGATGTAGTGGTTAATCTCATGCGCCAGCAATGGCTTGAGAGGGTTGCGAGCCATCGGGTTGATGAACGCAGTATTGCTTGCTGGGTCAAAAGCACCTCCACCTTGGTCGGTAAAACGAATGTTGAGGTTTGGGAATGATGCTGAGTAAGTTCCAATAGAACGCTTCATGCCGTCATTGAGAGCATTGAATGCAACTCGTTGGCTGCCATCTTTCAGAGTACGATAGAAGTTTATCGCATCGCCACGCTGTAGTTTCTTAATGCGTTCTTGCGAACCAGCAGTAATTCCACCAAGTGCAGCACCAGTTCCTCCAAATACCACAGTTTCGGCTGCAGCTTGCTTGAGGGTATTCATGTCCATCTCTCCACCCTCTGAAATCCATTGGAAGGCAAGGTCAACAGGATATGCAGCAGCCATACCTTTTGTTACATCACCAGCAAAACCAGTAATTCTGCTACCAAGTGTGGAGGTATCCATTAGGTGTGCAATCGACCTTGGCACGGCTCCTAGCGTCTCGTAATTTGCCACCCGTTGCCAGAATGGTATTTGGCTGCGTGCATTTGCTGTCTCTTTGCCAATCATCCTCACAAAGTGTCCAGCACCTTTCAAAAATGGTGCGGTAGACCACGCTGTGCGAATTGCCGCAGGGACAAACGCAGCCGGGCCAAGTCCCATTGCCGCTCCAGCACCACCAAGACCAGAGAGCGAGGAAATGCGGTTCATCGCGTTCCACGCTTTATCTGCGCCGATCTTGGAGGCTAATGCGGAAAGTCCTTTGTCGATTCCAATCATTGCCATTCCAGTACCCTCAACAAGCCCACCAATTGCTTGTATTGGGAGACCGGGCAGTTCTCTAGCCCTCTGTGACACAAATTTGATCTTGTCAGCTACAGCGGCATCTTGAGCCAATTTAGCAGCCTCGTCGGAAGCCCTTGCAATCTCGTCGGTAAGACCTTGAACTCTGGCCCCAGCATCCAGCCCTTTTGCGCGAAGATTGTCAGCAAGTTTACGGGTAGCGTTAGCTCGTTCTGGAAGCCCAAGTCTAGAATACTTGTCGGCCTGACGCTCGGCAAACAATGCCTCCTGCTCGGCTTTTTGAGCTAGATAATTGGTTTGTGCAAGGTGACTATTTAGACCCGTCACTCGCTGACTTGCTTCCAATGCTCTAGCGGCTTTAGCCTCAGACTCTAGAAGCTTGCGTGAAATGGGTTTGAATGCTTGAGCAAGTCCTTTGCGTGCAACGCCAAATCCAACTCCAGCAGCAACAGATTCAGGGGCCAATGGATTGACGATTGAAAGTGCCAATCCAGCCTTTCTTCCTTCCTCAATGGCACGCTGCGTTTCTTCGTCTCCAAGTGTAACTTCAGCTTGCTTTCTGCCCTCAGCAAATTGCGTTTTAACACCGATTACTTTAGCAAGCTCATCAGCAACCTCTGATGTATTTACCTTCTCCATGTCTGCCATATCACGATCAAATTTTTGATCAAGATATGCTACTTGATAGTCCTGCATCACCCCTTCATTAAAGGCTTTTGCCCACAGCTTGTCTTCTGCGGTAACCAAGCCTTTTCCGATGGTTGTTGTTGAGATAGCCATGTCTTTGACTATCTCTTCAGCTTTGATGCGCCTTTCTGCTTGCTGTTCTGGTGCAAAAGTTCCCCCAGATGAAGCGTCAAGCAAAGCTAGTTCACCAATTGTTTTGGCTCCTTTTCCAACATCGGATGCCAACTGCTTAATGCCATCCCATAGACCGATGTCTTCTTGCTCATCAAGATTTAGTTTTTTGGACTCAATATACAGGTCAATGTTTTCTTCCTTCAGCAGGTCGTCCCTGCTAGCCATCAGTGCCTTTCCTGTATTGTTCAGCGTATAGTCATCGTTCAGTGCCCCAACCTTTTTCAAGGAAAGTGCCATCTGCCCTTCTTCCGTAACCTGTCCATCTTGAGTTGCGTACCCAACACGCACCAGACCCTCTGGCGTACTAACGGCAGGTAGCACACCAATGCTGCCCATCCTGTTGGCATGTTGGAAAAGGGCTTTTGAAAGTGCGTCTTTTTGTTCCTTCGTGCTTTCTGGATTGAGTGGCATTATTATCTCCCAAAGAATTGTATGTTAAGATTATTGAGCGAGTCTGCGTACGGATTGGATGTTGGCTGAACTGGTTGTACTTGTCCAGTCTGTGGCTGGGTATCTTGTTGTTGAGGAACACCTTGCAATCTGCTTTTTAGGCTATTAACCCTGTTGAAGTATTCAATCTCATCCCTAAACATTGGGACAGATTCTGGGTTGTCGAGAATCTCAGCAGCCTTGGTGGTTTGCCTGTTTGATTTAGGATCAATTGGCATAACCTCAAAGACGCTTTCATCCAATCCTAGCTTCTTACCTGCCCTTACCGTGCCGCTTGCAATACGCATGAGCGTACTTTGCGCGGACTTCCAATCTTGAGCTAGGTCTAGGTCGTTTACAGCACGCTGTAACGCCATCGTTTCCTTCTCGGACATGCCAGCAGCAGTTCCGCTTTGGGCCTTGATGTCGCGCATTGCCTGCACCAAGTCTTGTCCTTTAAGGTTGTTGTAAAGAGCATACACACCACCTTGAGTACGGGCAAGCTCGCGCAGCGTAGCCTCTGGAATGGATTTGCCGAAAACCTTGTAACCCTCTGGGTGGTTGGCAAGCTTCTGTGCAGTATCAAATCGGCTCAAAATCGCCTCCGCTGCCGATCTGTCACCAACACGCTTTGCTGCCTTTGTGATTGCGGCCACATTGCGCTGGTTGTACTCCGTTTCAGACATGATCTGTGCGCCTTTGGACTCTGGCTGCATCAAAAGTTGCAATTGCAACTCGTCAACCACATCCTGAGATGGAGCGGTTTTGGGATCTTGGTATGCCTGATTGAGTGCGGACTCGTACAGCTTGGCCTTTCTAGGAGTCAGTTCAGTGAGCTTCTTCAACTCCTCGCTAGACGCTTGTGCCTGCCTTGCTTGTGATTCCTGTGCCATCAACCCAAGACCAGCACTCTTCTGCTCTGGTTGCGGTTGTGGGGTTTGGTATGCAAGTGACGGTTCAGTAGCAACTGCACCCTGTGGCATGTTTTGAGCCATTGCCCGTCCTTGGCCTTCTTGAACCATTCGCTGCACTCTGGCTTGCTCTTCTGGAGTGCCGATTGGCTGAGCCATTGAGGTTTCATCTGGAAGAGGCGGCAAAACCTCCCCATCCATATTCAATGCACGATTGATGCTTTCTGTGTCAAATTGTTTGTATTGAGGGCGATCAATAGGTTGACCTTGTTTATTTAGAACCTCACCGAATTCATTGATAAGGTTTCCTCCTTTGGTTTTTGTGAAACGCGACACATTGCCGGACTCGTCTTCGGAGATAACAATTTGAGGTTTTCCTTCAGCATCTTTTGATGGTTCGAGACCTTTTGCTGCATTTTGGATCAATGCACCCAAGTTGCTGTTATATGCTTTGATTGTATTTTGCGATTCTTCCGAAGGATTTTTGTAAGCAGCCTCAATTCCACTTACAATTGCATTTACCTTGTCAGCTGGAATTCCAAGGTTTTTGGCTTGTTCGATTTTTTGTTCAATAGACAGAAAATCCGCTCCAGCTTCACCGGGAAGAATTAAAGGATCCTCTGGCCCCGGAGGAATCATACCTTGATTTGGTTGCCCGGCCAATGCCGCATCACCTTGTGACATATCCACTCCGCGACCTGTACTGGCTGCTTGTGATATGGCACTTGTGCTATAAGTTGGTCGAGCAGCTGCCTGCCTTCCACCACCGAAGTACGCAGGACGCATTCCCATCTGGGCTTCCTGCACAGCAACTGCACGGCTACTCACATTCTGCTTCAGCAAGTCTTGCACACTAGCACCCAAAGCTCCACGAACCTGCACGGGTGTATTCTCGTCTTTAAGTGAGAATATGAGATTGTCGTAGTAAGGTGCTTGTTGTGGATCCATGATCTTCGCAGCTTCCGCGATCTTGATCCCAAGCTGCGCTGACTTTTTAGCCTCCCCCTGCTGCTTGAAGTAGTCCTTCGCCTGCCCAGCTAGATCAGAGATCATCTGATATGGTGCAGCAGCAGCCATCCCAGCCGCTTGTGCTGCTCCAGAATAGTCTGGAGTCCTATATCCAGATACGGGTATTTGTCCTGCTACGAGTGCCATGAGATTAAACGATTGTTGCTTTTAGTGGTGCGCCAAACATTCCAGCACCAGCATTATACATGGATGCCCCTAAATTGAATCCACCAGTTCCTAGTGCGCCCCCAAGACTACCAAGTCCAAGACCAGCGGAAAGTCCACCCGTGAATGGCATTGCTGCAAGACCCACAAGTTGACCAATCATTCCAGCGCGTGATGCACTAGCTTGCTGATCAGCTTGATATTGCGCCATATTGCGAGCATCTAGCGCACTCGCTCGCTCACGGGCAAGGTTAAGCGGAAGGTTGTAGTCCAGATCTGGCCCCATGCTCTGCCCAAGGCCCAATCCAGTTCCAGCAAGCGATGTGCCTGCGGTGTACGAGGCTGGGGTTGTACCCAGCATAGAAAGTCCCGGCGCAGTGTAAAATTGCCCGGCTTGCGAGAATGCCCTCTGTCTGGCTGCGTCAGCCTCGGCTCGTTTTTGAGACATGACATTCTCACGGCCCATCACCTCGGCGGCAATCGCAATGTTTCCACCAAGACGACCAGATGCCTGAGCGGCTTCTCTAGCGGATTGCTGATACATCCGCTGCTCCTCTGGCGTTACGCCTTGTGCTGATGCCGTTGCTCGTTCAGCTTCAGCAGTAGAGGCACGAACCATTGCCTCTTGCTCTGGGGAAAGTGCGCCAGCGAGACCCCTAAACAAGCCCGTTTGCCCAGTCATCGCTCCAAGCTCCTGTGCGCGGAGGTCTGCCATTTGCTGTGCAGCCCCAGCCCCTGCTTGCTGTTGCAAGCCCATCAGCCCAGTCAGTGCTTGACCACCAAAGTCAAACCCTTGCTGCATGAATTGCGGGGTGTACCGACCCTGCAATTTAAGAAACGCTGGAAGTGCTTGATTATAGTATCTAGTGACTCCTCGTAGCTGTTGGCGTGGTAGTCCACTTCCCCAAATATCAGTCGGCATTGGCACATCTCCACCGCCGCCTCCAAAAAGTGATCCCATATTATTTTATTCTGTTAAGTGTTTTTTGATAGTCCCAGAGTCTTATCCTAGGTGATTTATTGAAGTCCCTACTAAATGCAATGTAATCGAATTGGTCTTGGAATAGGTGCATGATTGGTTGCATGTACCCGGCGCAGTAGGTGACGAACAGGGTGTTTGAGTGGTGTCGTTCAACTGGCGTGGTTGGATCAGATGAATCTGAAAAGAATCCGCTCCCAAAGCAATCTGGTTGGCACAGCACAAAACCATTGCACATATGCCAGTCAAGCAAGTGTGTAAAGTTAATATTGTGTGATGCGTAGTCATGAATTGCTTTTGCTAGGTGCTGGTTCATCCAATAATGATTACACTATTCTCATCAAAATTTAATGGAGATGGTTGAGCATCATCTGTTTCAACTTTTGCGTATGAATTTACCGAATCCGCCCGATTAAGTGCAGCAAAACGAGGTTGACTGGTATTATTGGTGCTACACACACCAGCATAGAACGCATTTGGCATTGCCTCAGTGAAGTTGATTAAAAACACTCCAGTGGATGGTCTTGAAACACAAGACACATTTCCTCCAGCCCGAATAACAACCAAAACAACGGTAGCTGTTGTTGTTGCTGCGGTGCTTGCCCCAGTAACTATTGTAAATGTATTATTGTCAACTTTTGTGATAGTGTAAGACGAGTCTGCTATTGTTGCACCAAAATCAATATAAACCCTGTGGCCAGTTAACAATCCGTGATTTGTGATTGTAATTGTTGCTGTAGTTGACCCAGATAACCTAACCGCAGTGCCACTGATGTTCGCCGTAACAGTACCTTGAAAATTAACCCAAGCCCTAACCCCAAAAATGGGAGCAGTTCCAGTTGGCACATTCATCTTGGCAGTCCCAACAGTTAACGCTCCAGTGGAAGTCGTTTCTCCAGTAACCGTGGCGTTTCCAGTAATGGTAGTTGGATTAGGAAGCGAGATGGACGATGTCGTCCAACTTGGGCCACCTGTGGAAATTTTCGCTGGAGTTACGCTTAAATCTGCTAATTTTGCTGTAGTTACACCATTAGCTCCATCTCCAATTTGCATTTGGCCACCAGCAGTAATTTGTAATCCTTGACTAGGCACTACAGCACCAGAGACAAAAAACGAATTGTCCATGATGTTGTTTAGTTTCGCAGATGTGATCTGCTCGTTATTAACAAATGAGTTTGTTGTATCGACGACTGCCATAACTTATTTCTGTGATATGATTGCTCTATTGGATACGGCTCCAGATATTTTAACTGAATGCACCTTGGGGGAACCGCTAGTTCTTGTCAAGATCATTGTTCCTGTATATCCGCGAAGGCCACCAAGCCTGCCCCTAACATTTGCGGTTTCTTCTTCATTATCGCCATTAGATAGATCGCCAATTAAAGCGTTAGTGCTACCAATGGGGAAGGCGTTATCTGGATCTTCGGTAGAAAATGAAACATTAAATGTAGATGGCGACCCAGCAGGGAAAGATTGTATCTGTGTCTGGAAATCCGTGAACCTTTTGCGCTCTTGTGTCCCAAGGTCGTAACCACGGGTGGTCAAAGAAGAGTTAATTGGCTCAATATCAATGGTTGTGCTTCCAAACTCTGAGGATATGCTGTCATCCTGTGCGTCTGCTGCTTCCATTTTATGGATTCCACCACTAGATGATACAGCATAAAGGTCGTTTCTTACCCCAGCACCAGCAGTTACAAAGTCTGTAATCAAAAAACCAGAGCTTCCATAGGTGTCAAGAGACTCCCAGCCCTTATTCAAGAAGTTGAACACCAGAATAGCGTTATTTCCCTGTGCATCGTCAGCACCAATTACAGAATCAAGCGGGACTGCAAGGTAATACCGATTATCGTAATAAACCGCAGTAGCATTTCCAGCTAGTCTGGCGTTAATGCGGTCAATATATGGCTGGATGTTCTTTGAAAGCGGTTCCTCCGTACCACGAAGGTTGTAATCATTAAGGAAGGTGAGGGCATAAACCCCGTTATCAGACAGGAATATCAAGTTGTTAGCCTGCATTACAACGGACTTGCGAGACAAACAACCCACCTCGCTGGTGAGTTCCTTAACCACGGTGTCGGCAAGGCTTCCTTGAGTGCCAATAACCGCATGGATGCTATTGCGGTTCATTACCACCAACGCATCGTCGTAAAATCCGTGCATCGCTACTACATAATCTGCCGTCCCGCCAGAAATACGGAACTGATTCAGTACTCGGTCATAGGTGTTGCTGTCCAAAATGTCAGACGCGATGATCTCATCGGAGATTCCACGACTCGTATAGGTCGATGATGTCAATGTGCCACCATTCTCGTACAGGTACGGAACCCACAGGCGGCGTTGGAAGTAGGTTGCCCAAGGTGGGCCGGGCATGAACGAAAAGCCAAGACCAATGGACTCTTGTTGCGAGTAGTGGATATGGTGGGTTCCGTTAGGCTCAGTAGTAAAGAACCTCCAAGTATTAAATGTAGGAAGTGCTGAAACATTTAATATGTCCCCAACATTTAAGACTTTAAGTGATGTCTGTGTCTGGGTGAGCCTTAATGATTGTCCAATGGAGAAAGGGTTATCTTGAAGTGCTGTAAATGCGTACTCGGTATCAGGGAAAAATGAACCGGTCGCTAATGTCGCAACCTTGGTGGTTCCGTTGTAATCATTGATTGTTCTTGTGGCCGCAGAAATCGAAAGCGTTGCGTTATTGTAGAAATCGTCAACTGGAGACGGAATAAACCCATCATCGAAAAACGCAGGAAACATTATGGTGTTGCTTGCCTTGCGAACCGTAGCTCCAGTAACAGTGTATGTGCCAGTAGCCCCAGTCAGAGGAATTGTAAAAGTGGTGGTATTGGTAACTGTGGCAACACGAACACCGTTGGGATCTGGCCCAGCAGACTGTGTTATCCCGCTAATTAACACGGAGTCCCCAGTCGTCAATCCGTGGGTTGTTGATGTTACAATGGTGACGATGTTTGTTCCAGCGGTTGCGCTAGAAATATCATAAGAAATCCCAACACCCCTTGCAATTCCAGTAGATGCCTGTAGGTCTCCGGCATCTATGGTAATTGTGGCAGTGCCATCTAAGGTTACAATGTTGTTGTTTTTAGTGTAGTCCTTTCCTGCTTGGTACGGGCCACCGGGAACCTTGTAGAACTGGGTGCTAACTCCATCCCACTGCAAGGCAGACTGCCCACCACGGAAGATGATTACCTTGTCAAAGACCTGCAGCATCGAAACCTCAACCCCAGCATCCAAGGTGATGCCAGTAGGAAAGGTCAAATCTGTAATCCCAGAAGTGCCGGTATCTGCAAGCTTGGACACCTCGATCTTCTTTACCCCAGCATTAGTCGCCACAAGGATGTACTCCTTATTGCTCTCGTTGGGGTTGCTGAACAGACATGAGGCACGTATGTCAGATATGACATCGTCATTCACCTGTGAACGCACAAACCCAACAGTTCCGCTAACGGTAAGAGATCCATCAGCCCCTGTATTCTCAAAGGTTAAGGTGGTCGCTCCAGTAACGGTCATCAGGTAAGCACCAGCAACAATGCCAGTTAAAGGTTGCACAGATGGTTGAGCCGTATCACCCAAGGTGGCATAAGCCGTGCCGACTGTTAAATTATGAGTAACTGATGTGGTAATGGTCACCACATTGGATGTTCTACTCGCTGAAGCAATTGCCTTGCCGCTCTGAATCAAAAAGAACGGCAACCTCAACGGAGATCCAGTAGTAGTCAGACTGGTCTTCTGGGCAATGACCGCCTTACGAGGCTTCCAGTAACCCTCCATCCGCCCGTTAAGGCTCTCCCTTACCTCACCCTCCGCTAACTGGTTAAGCTGAAGTCTACGGTTCACACCATAGAACCCACGATCACCAGCATCGGCAATCGAGTCATCCAGCCCACCAGTAGACCTAAACTGGGACATTATGCGTAGTACGCAATAACCGTACCAGAACTAATTTGAACTTTGGTAAAGATACCACCAATGCCACCACCCGCAGCAAGTGTCTTGCCATCAAGGTTGGAAATGTCATCCAAGTTACCAGCAGTCTCTCCAGCACCAGCCTCAATTACGCTGTCAGCAATCGCTTGAATCCAACGGAATAGACCAGTCGCGCTGTCAGCACCAGTAAGCACGATGCCACCCATTTGGCCTTGTAATTGATATGAGTCGCCTCTAGG